TCATTTATTGTAACACCACCTGTGCTACCATTACCACCCATTGTAAATGCGTTAGGAGTAGATGAAGATAAACTCATTGTTACGTCACCTGTACTTGCACTTGCTGTTATACCATCACCACCTGTTAAAGTTTCTACTACGTTACTTAGATTTACAGCTACTAAGTGTTGTACTTCTATTGCTGTTCCGTTAGGTACGTTTGTATCAAAAGTTAAAGTTGTACCTGATACAGAGTATGAACTATGTAATTGATAAACTCCATCAAAATATACAGATAACTCGTTTTCACTACTAGCAGAATTACTTAATGTATAAGCTGCTGTACTACCATTACCTGTAAATGTATCTATTGCTATTGTATTAGCACCCGATGTAGCTGCTATAGTTAATGTATCTGTACCTGCGTCAGTCGTTATTGAAATATTAGAACCTGCTGCTATAGTAAGAGTATCATTTGTACTATCAGCTGCTATTGTACTTTGTCCAGATACTGCTACATTTCCAAAAGCATTATCTCCTACTGCTGAATTTGCAATCGTTATTGCACCATCTGCATTTGTAATTGTTATTCCTGTTCCTGCAGTTATCAATGCATTTTCAAAATAACTATTTGTAGCGTCATAGATTAAAACATTACCTGCTGCTGCACTTGTAATATTTACATCAGTTAAATTATTTATTCCTGAATCTAAAGCAAACGTTGTACCAGTTAAACTTAATCCAGTTCCTGCTGTATATGTAGTGTCAGTATTTGTTGCTGCAATCGTAATAGATCCGTCAGCGTTTGTAATACTTACATTTGAACCTGCTGTAAGTAATGCATTTTCAAATATAGAATTTGTATTATCATATATTAATACTTGACCTGCTGCAGGTGATGTTATAGTTGTGTCTGTTAGATTGTTTAATCCTGCGTCTAAACTAAACGTTGTTCCCGCTAATGCTAAACCTGTACCTGCAGTATAAGTTGTATTTGTGTCAGTTGCAGCTATAGTAAACGATGGATATGATCCTGATATTGTAACATTACTTCCTTGTGTTAATGAAACAGTTTGGTCAGGAGCAGAGTTTGTAACAGTAAAATTAGGATAGGTTCCAGATGTGGTTATACCTGTACCTGCTGAAATAGCAACCGTTTGGTCAGGACTATCGTTAGTAATTGTAAAACTTGGATATGTACCTGACGTAGAAATACCAGTACCACCTGTTAAAGCTACTGTCTGATCAGGTGCTGTATTAGCAATAGTTAATGTGTTGTTTGCATCATCATAAGTACTACTAATCGATGTACCTGCTACTACTAAATTTGATACCCTATCATCTACACGCTCATTGGTATAGTATAAGTTTGTACCTTCTGTTAAATCTGCTGTATCTTTTGTAGCAAATGCTGTGTCAAATCTTGTTGTAGTGTAATATAAATTAGAACTACCTTCGCTTACGCTATCTGTATCAAAACTTATATTTGCACTACCATCAAATGACTGTCCGTTTATTGTTCTTGCTGTTGATAAAGTATCTGCAGTTGATGCGGCTATCCCTAAACTATCTACATATGTTTTAGTAATGTGTGCTTGTACTTCACTTGAGCTTGGTCCAGTGTAGGAAATAACTCCTGTAGAACTGTTGTAAGATAAAGAACCGTCTCCACCATTGTCAACCGCACTTATTAAAGATCTTACATTTGCATCCGAAGGTCCTGTGTAAGTAAACACACCTGATGAATTATCATAACTAAAACTACCTAGTCCACCTGCATCAGTTGCAGACAAATCTGTTAAACTTATACCTGCTCCACTATTAGCTATTGTGAAATTTGGATAAGTACCTGATACGGCAATTCCTGTACCAGCAGTTAAACTTACTGTTTGGTCAGGCTGTGTATTTGTTATTGTAAAGCTAGGGTATGTACCACTTGCTGTAATACCTGTACCCCCAGTTAGTGCCACAGTTTGATCAGGGGCATTGTTAGTAATTGTTAGTGTGCCACCAGCGTCATTATATGTTTTTGTAATACCTGTTCCTGCTTGTACTAATGTGTTTACTTGATCATCTACTCTTTCTGCTGTATAATACTTGTTTGTAGCTTCTGTTATGTTATCTGTGTCTAAGCTAATATTAGCAGTACCGTCAAAACTTACTCCTGCTATAGTTCTTGCGGTAGCTAAAGCTGTTGCAGTATCTGCATTACCAGTAAGATCTCCTGTCACATTACCAGTTACGTTACCAGTTATTGCGCCAGTTACGTTACCAGTCACATTTCCTGTTAAATTCCCTGTTACATTACCAGTTAAAGCCCCACTAAAAGCATTTGCAGTTACCGTTCCTATCGCAGTTAAATCACCGCCTGTGTTCATACTTAAACCAGTCGTATTTCCTGCACCATCTGTAATAGATTGTAATGCAGAAGCTAAAGTACCGTTATCACCTACTTTTAATAGCGAAGTATATGTACTACTTATTGAATTTCCAGTTAATGTCGCCATTTTTCTTTAATTTATTATTTATATATTTTTTTAATTTTATTATATTCTTATTTTTTACTTTGTATCTTTTCATAAAACCCATCCGTTAAATAAATTATCCTTATCTGGATATACATCTTCATTAGAATTTTGATTATATTCTGGAAACAAATTATTGTTAAAACTTAAATAATCTATCATTCTACGTATGTAATATTCAGAAAATTCTCTTTCTTTATTTACTAAGTAGTCTACCTCGCTTTTTGTTACACTTTCTGCGTTTTCGCTTATATGTTTAAATACACCTGCGTTTTTTACTTGATATGCTGCAAATGGTAAATAATCCATCATAGCAAAATGTATAAGTGCAGGTTGTACATATTTATTTACTAAAGTCAAATAATTAGGATTGTCTGTAGTAGTAAGTGTACCTGCAGTTATCAAAGCTATAATCTTCTCATATAATTTTGTACCTAAGAAATTTTGTATATGTATTTCTTGTGCAATTTTTACATAAGGCAATAACTTATCTACATCTACGTTACCGTCTATTACTGTATTCTTTTTTAAGTCCTGTATTTTAATAAATAATACCTGTGCCATTTTTAAAATGCTTTACCTTTCGGTGTTGTAAAATCTTTTTTCTTTTTAAATCCTCTGTTTTTCATATCTCTAGGTCTCTTTGCAACCTTAGCGTCATTTGTCTCTGGTTTAAAACCTTGTTTTTTTGCTTCGTTAACACTAATCTCTGATCTAGGATTTTTTGCGTCAGGTGTAACAGTTTTTGCCATATACACTCTACGTTCCCAATAATGTCTACAAGATCCGCCACCTTTATATAACCATATATCATATGTGTCTGCACCGTCTGGTCCCCATCCTGGATTTACAGATTTACTACTCATAGTCATTATATCTTCTTTACGATATACTTTTTTAGCAGCTATCATCTTATTGCAAAAGTCTCTACTGCTTCCATCAGCTTTTAACGGTGCGTATTGGTATCTTACTTTGTATTTAAAGCCTTCCTTGTTTTCACCGTCCTGTTTACTTTTAGCATTTGATTTAGCACTACCCGTTGATGCTAGTTCTAGTTTTTGATTTAATTCTTCATCATTATTATAATCTACAGGTGCAGATTCAATAAGTTCCCAATTATCTAAATCTTCATCTTCTCCTAAATCTAATAATTCTTGTAAATCAGTTTTATCACTAGATAGTTCCGCTTTATCCTCTAAGTCAACACCTGTTTCTTCTTCTCTAGTTTCATCATCTACTATGTTACCTTCTAAATCAGTAAATTCTAACGGTTGTAATGTTTTAAAGTATAGATTAAGAGATATATTGTTAAATGCTAATATTTTATCTAAAGCATCTAATATATATTCTTGTTGTACCCTTATTACCATATTGTCAAATAATATACTAGCTTGTTTAAGCTCATCTGCGTTACTTCCTAAGCCATTATTTTGCGTTCTAATACCTAATAATAAAGGCGATGATAATCTGTGTCCTACAAGTATTTTATTTGTAGATTCGTCACTTAAAAATTGATATTGATTATGTGCGTCAGATAATTGTACTGGATCTATAGTAGCTGCACTTTCTTGATTGTCATTAAATGCTAATATAAATTTACCTGCATTACTACTGCCGCTAAACTTTTCATATATACGTTTTTCTATTAGTTCTCTAGCTTCTTCATCTGGAGTACCATTGTTAAAATTAACAAGCATACTAGGTGCCATTCCGTTTTGTATGTTATTAATGTGATAGTTAGCTACTTCTGCTTCTAGTTCACAATAAGGTAAAGCTCCTTGATATGTTACAGGCGTATAATAAAAATATCCTGCTCTATATGGTTTTATACATAAAATCTCTATTGCATTATTACCACTACCAAATGCTGGTATTCTAGTTAGTTTGTCTCTGTTTGTATATTTGCTCCAATCGTGAAAATAGTAATAACCCTTAATATCACCTTTTTTATCTGCTTTCTCAGCTCTAAGTGTTTGTACAGGAAAATGCTCTACCTTTACTATTTTACTTCTATCTACATTATAATATACTTGTAGTGTAGCTTGTCCTAATAAATAAAAGTCAGAACAAATCTTTTTTAATTCATCTTTATTAAACAATGTTACAGCTTCTGCATATTCCATAGGTTTTTTATCGCTATTAGTAGCGCTTAAACCTTTACCATATATCATTTCTGTAATACCATTAATAATTGCATTATTTGTTGGACTACCTTGATACTGGTCTATTAGGTATTGATAATAGTTATTATCTTGACCATAAGACACAAAATCTTTATTTTTTTCTTCTGTAATCTTTGGTGCTGTATATGTACTTAAATTTACTACTCTAATATTACTCATTAGTCTATTATTATATAATCATCGTTAGGATAATTAGTTGTTTCTGTGTATTCTCCGCTATTAATAGTATAATAGTCATTGTCTATTTGATTTATAGTTTGATCAGTACAAAATACTTTATCTAAATAAATATCTTTTTCTGTTGTTACTATATTTTCCCAATTATTAGTTGCGGCTTCCCATATTACGTTATAAGTATTCCATAAGGCACCTACACCTTGTAATATTTTTAAATCATAAAATCTACCTTCTTTTAAACTAAATGTAGTAGATATTGATGCTTTGTCGTTCGTTCTTGTTAATGATACGCTTTCAGTTCTTGTAGTCGTGTTTGTACTAGTATCTCTAATTGACACGATAACTGTTGACGGATATGTTCTCGGTGCAAAAGTTATAGTTTGTGCAGATGTACTAGTTGTTAAAATCTTCATACATATATAATAAAAAAAAATATATTTTTTATATAATAAAAAAGGGATAGTTTAACCTACCCCTTTAAAAACACACAAAAACAAAAAACTGTTATGAAGTTGGATTTATCTGTGTCGCACTTTTTAACGCAGTAACTACCGATCCTGTTATAAATAACGGTGGTATAACTTCTGTTGCTGTAAACGTCAATGTAAATCCACTCAAATCAGAATATGCTGCTCCACTTACAATAGTACCCGCTGTAACTTCAGCTCCTTGATGGAAACCTACCATTAAATAGTTAGCAGTGCTATCAGTGTCAGGATCTACGGAGGAGCCTGTTACTCTGTTATTATCTTCTACTACTACGTGAGGTCTTGCAGCTGATAGAAGTTTAATTTCTTCTTGTGTAGCTACGTCTAAATGTGTAAATGTCAATTCTAAAGTTGTTTCGTATACTGTTGTACCAGTATCTCTAGAACTTATAATATTTGTTGTTAATGAACTAGTCGCCCCTTTTAAATCGTATTCAAAAAAAGTTGGTGTACCAGATAGAGCTGATATATTACCAGATGCTATTGTTGCAGTACCTAAACTACCATAATCTGCAAAATATACTCTACTTAGACCACCTACTGATTCTTTACAAGGTAACTGTCTTCCTGTTGTTAATCCACAAGCCATAATTTATTTTATTTTTA